CCGCCCCACCTGTCTTATTATACACCGAAAATGATTCTATAACACAAGGTATATTATACGCTGTACTCATTATAGAACCACTTGTTGTACCCTGCAATATCGGCATCTACTTAGTTTTTTATTGATGCGGAATAGTTACTACGCAATGTGTTTTTAATGTCCATGATAGAAAAATCTGATAACCTTGCCCTCAATAACCGCTTTTCATTATAAAATGTAGCTGCTTCTTGCGAATTTTTCATAGCCCTGCTTCCACTTGACTTCCAATTAATATAGGCATGAATACAAGCTACTGCCTGTGGGGTAATTTGAGAAGCATTATCAGAATTTTGCCCATCAGATATATACTGCAATACTATATCGCCTCCTGAAACACCGTCTGATAATTGTATTCTCCTTTGTTCTCTTATTACTTTATACCCTGTTTGCGTACCGCCATTTGCTCCAAAAAATCTTCCAGTGAATCCTCCATAGCTATCTACGTTCCAAAACCATGACCAACTATAACTACCAAAATATGTAGAGTTATTAATATCTACATTTTGTGACGATGGTTGAGTTGTAAATGCCCCTGTTGTTGCATTATGAACCCGTATTGGGTTTAAATTTGATTTATGAGGTAACGGCTGCAACATACCACCTGCACGTAATGACAATGCCACGTCATCTACAAAATCAGAAGGCAATTCAACATCTCCAATATCAGATACAGGTAAATTTACTGTATTCACAATTTTTAGTGTATCAAAAGATAACTCCCTTACGCAAGAAGAAGCATGAAAAAGAAACTCTGAATAATAATGTATTGGTAAATTATTTTCAAGTAATAACCTTCGCACTATCTGATCTATGGTGTTTAGTATCATTGATTAACGTCTTTTAGTAATTTAAAATTACCTGCCTTTGTTCTTCTTTTAAGCCTTATGTTACTTCTTAAAGAATCTTCATGAATACCTATATCTAATGCCGCCATCTTTATAGTATCATATACCTTTTCAATAGAGCCGTCTGCGTTTAATTTAGCCACCTTTTTGGGTGAGTAATCTTTTCCAATTGGACACAACGTGAAATTAGATACGTCAATATTTTCTTTTCTAATAGAAGAAAAGAAATAATTAAGATAACTTCTACCCGTATCTAGTTTTTTAAGGATTCGATGAATAGTCGCCCCATCTCCTATAAATGAAGCAGCTAAACTTGCTGACCCGAACCCCCACAATAAGTCACCTTTCCATGTATATACGTACACCTCTCTTGCATTACTATTAAAATGGCTGCCCCCTTTATTATTTGCTGCATTTATTAAGCACTGCTCTGCACTTTTTCTTTTGTGGCTTTCAGTTCTTACATAAACAGTTTTATGATGCCCCCCACCGCCATCGTCCATATTAGCCAAACACCCTGTACCTTTCGTTATTCTACCATATAACAAAATAAATTCTTTTTCTTTTTTTAGTATAAAATCAACATCATCAGATTCGTATAATATATCAACTTGTATTTCAGTTCTATTATAGATAGATGCCCATATTTCATTCCTGCTTCCCACTGAATTAGCACGATAATACTGTTCACCTTTTCTCATTTTTGTCCCAACCCCAATATAAAAAGGTTCGTTTTTATCTAATCTTATATGCCTATACAAGTAATGCTTTCCGTTATCTATTGCCAATTTACACATTACGATTGTTTTTGTTGGTTAAGTGGAACGCCCTTGTTTTCAGCAACCGTTCCTTCAACTAATTTATCAGGCAGTGGCTGCGAACTGTACATTTTATACACTTCTGTAATTATCTGCCACTCGTATTCGGGCGGAACGGGCAAGACGGTATAGTCATCGTATTGAGATATATCCATTATGGCTAAACGCATTGCCAATACAACATCAGGGAACAAGGATTTAATATCTTTTGTGAAAAATATTTTACCGCCAAAAACCTCATACCCAACCTGACCTAATAAATTATTAATCATTGGTTGCGATTTTAGTAATCCTGCTTGCCCCATTTGTAAAGGGATAAATTCTTTATCGTATTCGTAATTACCGTTTAATTCATATCTTGGATAAATAGCAAATACTCCCATCCCTCTCGGTAGCATCATTGGTTTTATTGGTAGTGTTGCCTGACTTTTACCATTTGATGTAGTGACCTCAATTCCCTCGTACAATGCTAATACAGAACCATTTGGTATAACCTCTCCTAATTTAAGATTAACACCTATGTATTCGGTTTTTAAAATATTGTTTATAACCTGTCCACAGGCAATCTTAATTTCGTTTATAGAAATACTTGATGCAGCCTTTAAATCTCCACCTTCGATAAGTGCCAGGACTTGCTCCGATAATCTATATATGGTTAATACGCCCATTTGTTTTTTGGTTTTACCCCTTCTATTTTAGGGGTTTTGTTGTTTATTTTTACCATTGGGCTATAATACCTTGTTTCGTATGTGTTACCATCTTTATCAATGGTATGCTTTACTGAATCTAACTGTTGCCCAAATACAATGGATGAAAGAACTGTTGCGAATGTGATTAATAGTACTTTTTTCATGTTTTATTTTTTATCTGCTGTTTTAGAGAAACCTGTTTTTTCAGTCTTGATTACTTCTTCACCTAACTTAGTTTTCAAATAGTCATCGGGAAACTTAAATGATGTTGTTCTTTGCCCTGCAATGCCATCTATTTTAGAAAGAAAATTCATAAAGTTGTCTTTATTCGTTCCTTCGGCAAAACCATACTTGCCTTCTTCTACTTCTTTTAACCTATAATCCCTGTACCTTGAAAACTCTTTTTGTATCGGTGTAATCAAATCCCTTGAAATAACTGTATTAGGGTTTTCTTCACGATATTTGTCAATCATTTTACCGCCTGTATCGTCTTTATCTAATGATTGATGCCCTTTTAGCCCTTTCTTATCTAACCAATCTACATACTGATTCCACCCCTGCCTAATATCGTCATTGATAACTATTTCTTCCGTTTGTTTTGCACCTTCTTTTAGTCCTTTGTACATTTTACATCATGTTTAATCCTGTGTAATTAGCCTGTGATGCTGCCTCTGCAAACCCTGATACATCAGCTTCTTTAATGTTTATACCGATTGATTTCAATGCTTTTATCAGGATAGTATTTATCCAATCTTGCCCCCACTCTAATTGAGTTGAAGTACCTGCATTGTAAACAATAACCCTACTTGATATTACACTATACCCAAATACAGGTCTTACTGGTCGCTTTAAATAAGTCACATTACCATTGTATGTGTGTACGGGATATAGCCTAAATGTTTTTACTGCTGTTTGTTCACCGATAGGGCTTGTAGAAGTTACAGGGTCTATTTGAGAATTAAGCCTATCTGCCCTTTCATCTTCATTTATCAACTTTACGGGATAGTAAACCCTGCGATCTGAAATATTGAAATAAATCTGTAAATCAAGAAACTTTATGTAATCATCATCGGGTACTATAACGTAGCCGGAAGTTAGTGTGGTGAAGTTGTAAACTTCTTTGAATGGTGCAAGTGCATCTTTTATTCTTTGGGAAGTAGCGTATTTCGGATGTAAGTCATTAAATACCGACATTGAACCAAAATCTAATAAGGATTCAAGTTCAGCAATAGTATAATAAGCCCCTCTTTCTTTGGCTATCCAAAAATTCAGGAAATTAATCTGATCGTTTAAATCCATTTAATATAGGTTATTAAAATCAAATTTACTATATTATCTGAATATTTTACAAATAATTTTATTAAGGAATATCAACGCCTAAAATATGCGACTGTGGAACTATAACAAATGGCTTATTATTGATTTGATATTTGGTTGCAATCATCGGATTGAAGTAAGCCCAATCACCCTGTTTGGCATCTATTGGGACTTCATTTTTTAACGAATCACCAATGTGCATGATTTGGCACTTTACCGTACCTTTTGCTATTTTAGAACCTGCGAACAATACTATTTTGGATTCCTGAAACGGTCTAAGCATTACATATCCGTTAATCATTTTTATTTCCTCATTGCGTATTACCGCATAGATAAGGCTTATATCTGCTACGAAATACTCCTGACCATTATACCATATCCTGTTTTTGTACATTGGTTCGCCGCCTTCTGTTTTTTCGTTAAAGCTATAAATAACCTGATGTGAAAATATAGCCATATCCCCAACTTCTATTCCTTCACATGAAAAACCTGTCAGCCCAAATTTATCGTAAACTGTTTTCGGAACACTTACCACTTCCCCTACAATATTAACCACATCGGTAGGGTCAACACTTGAATTGTTTTGTATGGAAGCACGTTTTAGCAAATCAGATATATTGCCAATATATTTGTGTTTTACTT